AGGTACAGGTAAAACATTTTGTGCTTTATACCTTGCACTGAAAGAAGTTCTGGATGATAACTCACCGTATGAAAAGGTTTACATGGTTCGCTCTCTAGTCGCTACTAGAGAGATTGGTTTCCTCCCTGGAGACCATGAAGATAAATCGTCCCTTTACCAGATTCCATATAAGAATATGGTAAAGTATATGTTCCAGATGCCTGATGATGCTTCATTTGAAGCACTCTATGGAAATCTGAAAGCTCAAGGAACGATTAGTTTCTGGAGTACATCTTTCATTCGTGGAACAACTCTTGACCGTGCTATCATCATTGTAGATGAAAGCCAGAATCTAAACTTCCACGAATTGGATTCTATCATCACTCGCGTTGGTGAAGATTGTAAGATTGTTTTCTGTGGTGATGTTCAACAGACGGACCTCATTAAAACCAACGAACGCAATGGTGTTCTGAACTTCATGAGTATTCTTAATACCATGGAAGAATTTGATATGGTAGAATTTGGTATCGATGACATTGTAAGGTCTGGTCTTATTAAGAGTTATCTAATTAGTAAAATCAATTTGGGATTCTAGTAGTGTTTGTACATTTAGATAATGAACTGATTGTTGAACTACGGTCAGTTACAAGTGAAAAAGGAAGATTCTATACTACTCCAGAAGGAAATGAGTATAAATCTGTCACTACTTTAATCTCTCATTTTACGAAACAAAAAATTCTAGAATGGAGGCGTAGAGTCGGAGAGGAAGAAGCCAATAGAATTTCTACAAGGGCTTCTAATCGAGGAACTTCTATGCACTCCATGATAGAAGATTACCTAAATAATAAATTCATAGAAGAACAATACAAAGATAAAGTTCTTCCGTTGATGCTGTTTAAAATACTTAAACCAGTTCTTGACAACATCAACAATATACATTCTTTAGAAGGTAGTCTTTACAGTGATATATTAGAACTCGCTGGACGAGTTGATTGTATCGCAGAATATAATGGTGAACTTGCAATTATCGATTTCAAGTCTTCCACAACCGAAAAGGAACGTGGATGGATTGACCATTATTTTGTACAAGCTTGCGCTTATGCAATGATGTACTTTGAAAGAACTGGAGTAAAAGTTAAGAAACTTGTTATCTTAATTTCTTGCGAAGATGGTGGTGTTCAAGTATTTGAAGAATACGACCTTAAAAAGTATATGAAAATTCTCTACAAGTACATCAAAGAGTATGAGCAACAAACCAGAACTTGATGAATTATTGAATGATAAATTTATGACTGCAACAAAATTTTCTATGGAGATAGAAGAGATTGTCCGTAGCAACAACGGTGGTCTCAACTATATTGAAGCAGTAATCGTGTACTGTGAACAAAATGATATCGAGTTAGATTCGGTATCTAAATTAATTTCGAAACCACTCAAAGAAAAAATTCGTGTTGATGCTCAACATATGAATTTCATGAAGAAAACTTCTCGCGCTAAATTGCCTATTTGATATGTCTGGATTTGAAGTTTATAAATTATATCTTGCGCTAAAACTTCACTTCACAACTGATACTTACAACTACTTTACCTTTAATGGTAAGTCAAGAGCATCATTACAGTCCTTCGAAAAAAGAAAGGACCGATACTTTTTTAAAAAGTTAGCTACTAAATTTGATAACGAAGAACTCATACAATATTTCGTATCTCATTTTGTCGCCAATGAGAATACTTGGATAGGAAACATTAGCGTTATTACTGATTCAAAAGTATTCTCTGACTGGAAACGAAAAATCCAAAGTATGGGACACATATTTGAACAAGATGTGGATACACTTCTCAAAGAAAATAAATTTGAGAATGTGTTTAAAGTAGTTTCAACTCATCCACCACTCATCACCAAATACTTATCTAGTTCTGTTACATTAGAAACGCTGGTTATTTTAAATCAGTTAGTTCGATATGTAAAAGATTTTGATAAAACTATAACTGAACCATTGGTTTGGCCCGAACTGAAAAGAAAAGTAGTAAAATACGAACCCTTTCTGTCCATAGACAAACCTAAATACAAGAAGATACTTCTGTCTAAAATTCAATGAGCTTTTTTGAAGAAGAATTAATTCGTGATGAATTGATAGAAATGCAAGAACTTTATGAAGAGATTCGTAAAGTGATGATGAATCCTCGCGGACAAACTATAGAGTCTAGAAAAGATTGTCTAGACAAATTGGAAAGACTTGTTGAACTCCAAGAGTTACTTTACTTTAGAGCCAAATACTCTAGTGATGATGAAGCTAAGGAGTTCGCTGAAATGCTCAAAGCATCTGCTGTCTTTCTTGGTGTTCCGCCAGAAATTGATGTATCCGAAATCTTCACTCACATGAAGAAGGACATTGAAAAAGCCAAGTCCCGGCTTGACGAAGCTATCTGAATACCCTATAATAGCCATGTACTCGGTGGACACACTGAATACAATCAATCCAACTAATACGGAGAATACAAATGTCTTTTGCAACCCTCAAGCGTAATTCTGCAAACTCGTTCGATAAACTCACTAAAGAAATCGAGAAGATTGCTTCTAGTGAAGGTGGAGCTGACGAACGATTTTGGAAACCAGAACTTGATAAGTCTGGTAATGGTTATGCTGTTATTCGATTCCTTCCTGCCCCTGTAGGTGAAGATGTTCCCTGGGCAAAGATTTGGAGTCATGCGTTCCAAGGTCCTGGTGGATGGTATATTGAGAACAGTCTGACGACTCTCAACAAGAAAGACCCCGTTGGAGAACTCAATCGCCAACTTTGGAATTCTGGAAGTGACCGTGATAAAGAAGTAGCTCGTAAACAGAAACGTAAACTGTCCTACTATTCCAACATCTATGTTGTGAAGGACCCTACTCGTCCCGAGAATGAAGGTAAAGTGTTTCTTTACAAGTATGGTAAGAAGATTCATGACAAGATTGTAGAAGCAATGCAACCAGCATTTGCTGATGAGAAACCTATCAATCCGTTTGATTTCTGGACTGGTGCCGATTTCAAACTGAAGATTCGTAAGGTTGATGGTTACTGGAACTATGATAAGTCTGAGTTCGCAGAACCTGCTGTTCTTGGTGGGTTTGATGATGACCAACTTGAAGCCATCTATAATAAACTCAATCCTCTTGCTGAGTTTATGGATGCGAAGAACTTCAAGACCTATGAAGAACTTCAAACTCGTTTGACTGCAGTTCTCAATTCGAAACCTGTTGCTCGCGTTGACCGTGAGACCGCAGAGGATGAAGAAGAGTTCCAAGTCGAACAGACCATCTCTCGCACTGTAACTACTACCAGTGACGATGAAGATGAAGATGATGCACTCAGTTATTTCGCCCGTCTGGCAGAAGAAGACTGATACAGTAAAGGGGGTCTTAGACCCCCTTTTTTATTTCTCTGAATATCTTACTCCGTTCTCATCAATTTTATATTCAGTGTCATAAGCAAATAAAGTTTTAATTTCTTCTTCTAACATAGATAAAAATTGATTTTTAATCAAATAAATTTCTTTTTTATTTTCATTCTGGTTATATTCAAATTCTCTATTGGTAATCTTTGATAATACATTTGGTGCAGTTAATGTTACAGTAGCATTTCCATCTTTGTATGTAAAATTATAATTAGGAAAATACGATGGAGATTGCTGTGCAGTTGTTCCTTGATATAACTCAACAACAATACCGCTCTTTAATACTTCAACTCCACCAGAAGTTTTTACTTGTCTTGTTTCCCAATGCTTAGTTGTATTTGCTGTGTCTCCATAAAACTTTTCTATAGAGGCGTCTAATTGTGTTGCAGTTTTTGGCCACTGGGATTCTATATTAATAATATTATTTACAAGGAGAATAGTCCAATACCAATCTGTAGAATCATATTGTTTTTTAGATATAATTTCTGGAGTTTCTCCATCTTGTATTGTATATCTAATTGAGTTTAGATATAAAGCATTTAAGTTATCTCTGAATCTAACTCTACGAAATAAATTTTTAGATAACTTAAGACCACTTTTATAAGGATAGTAAAAATCTGGTTGTGATTGAAAAAACATTTTTAGTGCCCTTCTTGAACATCTTTGGATGTGATGATTTCGGTTTCAGAGAATTCTAATTGTAAAGTGTAAGCAACTGGTGCTGGTCCCTGCAAATTGGAGTTATTAGTTATATGAGTTGCCCAAACTCCATCTGGAGTATAGTTTACATTTACACTCTTTAATACACATGGTTTGAATTTTGGCAAACTATTGATTTCATTATTTTGCTGACCAGTATATGTCCAGCGTAGTTGGAAAACATTTGGTACAGTTAACCACCTATCTTGTAGTGATGTTATTTGTGTACTTGTATTTTCAGATTCTGCAAGTCCTGTAGTTCCAGTGTAATTTGGAAGAGAATAATATCTGAGTGCTTTAATTATATTGTGAATTTTTAATTGTTCTGAGTTATTTCTGGGAACTAATTTCCAAGAGAAAGTAAAGTTTCTCATCGAAATTCCTTTAAATATTTGCTCTACATAAGGATTTAAAACTACACCTGCAGCACCTTGAGTTATTGCTTCTCCAGATGGTCCACCCAATTTAGAAATGTTTTGCAAAATGTAGGGACCCATTCCAGCAGCTGCTAACTGAGACAATTGTGTTCCTAATGCTTGAGCGTCGCCTCCTGCAGCACTTGATGCCATTTGACCAGCTAGTTTTCCAATCGCCCCAATTCTTTCATCACTCCATTGAGGTGAATCAATATAATTAATTGATTCTGGAACCGGCAACATAATTGTTGCAAATTTCTCTTTCGCTTGTTTTTGAATGTTTGATAATGATGTGCCGCCTTCAACTGTAGTATTTGCTTTAGAAATGGGAACGAATTTAAATACATCCATTTTAAGCATATCAAATCTATCTGGATTGTCAGGCCAGTATAGTTTATCATTTATTGATGCAGGTAATGCTGTATAAAAATCCTTGCTTGCCATAAATACTTATTGTTGGCCCTTCTATACAAAGTATTTATGAACACTTTGAAAGGGAAATTTGTACCAAAAAATATTTATAAGTACAGAGGAAATCATAGAAATATTATCTATAGGTCTTCTTGGGAACTTAAGTTCATGAACTATTGTGACTCTAGACCCAATGTGCTTGAGTGGGGAAGTGAAGAGATTGCCATTCCATACCGTTCACCTTTAGACAGAAAGATTCATAGGTACTTTGTAGATTTTTATGTGAAGATGGTAGATTCTAATGGGAAAGTTTCCAAGTATCTGATAGAGATTAAACCAAAAAGGCAAACCATTGCTCCTAAACCGTCTCAGAGAAAAACAAAATCATATTTATACGAAGTGACAGAGTATGTAAAAAATGAGGCTAAGTGGGAAGCAGCAAAAGAATTTTGTCTGGATAAAGGATGGGAATTTCTTATACTTACCGAGGATGAATTAAAGGTATGAAAAAATCTGGACAGGTATCTTCCGAAACTGCAGGTGCTACTGGAGGATTAAACATCTTTCAGGAGGTGACTAAACTTGCTGGAGATACTCCTAGAAGTTACAACTGGTATCGTGACACTGTTAGGAGTGTTGCTGCAAAGAATGACATCTATAGCACATTATCCACTCTGGAAGAAGTTCTAATACCTTCTCCTGGAAACCTTTATCTGTTTGAATACAAAGCAACTTATGCTAGTAAAATAAATTACTATGATGAGTTTCCTTTAGTATACGTCACTCAAGGTGGTAAAAGTTTTTCCGGCGCCAACTTACA